TATCGACACGAAGGCCTGGAACGCCTGCAGATCCAGCCTGCCGAAGCCGGCAGAGGGGAAAACCGCATACGGAGTCAAATTCACGCCGGACGGCGCCACGGTGGCACTGTGCGGCGCAATCATTCCTCCGGATGGACCGGCGCGAATCTCGCTGATTGAGAAAAAGCAGACCGGCCAGGGCATCCAGTGGCTCGCCGACTGGCTGAACCAGCGGAGCGGGAAGGCATCCTGCGTGGTTATCGACGGAAGAAACGGCGTCGACGTGCTGGTCGAGAAGATCACCGGCAAGGAAGGCACATGGAAGGCGAAAAACTCCGTCATCCGGCCGGGCGTGCGCGACGTGATCGCGTCCGTCAGCGTTCTGACCGACGCCCTGGCGGATCAGACCGTCACATGGTACGACAAACAGATGGAGCTCGAGGACAGCGCCATGACATCGATCAAGAGAGCGATCGGAGGCGGCTGGGGATTCGGCGGAGAGAATCCGGCGCCGATCGAGGCGGCGGCCCTGGCACTCTGGGGCGCGAAGACATCGAAACGGGATCCGAACCGAAAAATGAGGATAGGGTGAGAGAAACATGATTCTTTCAGAGAAAATCGCGCAGGCAATCGGCCTGCCGGCAGCAGAACAGACGGGCCTGAAACGCCTGATCGACATCTTCAACGTGCACGCAGGACCGAACGAGGTGAAGCGCAGGTACTACGAGGGGCACATCAAGCTCTCAGAGGTCAACCTGGGCCTCGCGCTGCCGAAGGGAATCGCAAAACTGGAGATCGGCTGCGCCTGGGGCGAGAAATGCGTCGACGTCCTGGCTACGCGGAGCATGTTCGACGGATTCGTCGGGGCAAACGGCGAAACGGCTTCGGAGATGGGAAGGATCGCAGAGGCCAACCGGATGCAGGCAGAGTACATGAAGACCTGCAAGGATGAGCTGAAGTACGGTGCGAGCTTTGCGACGCTTTCAGCGGATCCGGTGCTGCGCTGCCGCATCCGGTTCCACAGCGCGGAGAACGCCGCGGCAGAGTGGGACGGGGAAAAGGGCAGGATTGCGCACGGATTCGCGATCATCGCACTCACGCAGGATCCCATAACCAACGAGCAGAAGCCCTGCGTGATCAACTACTACACAGACACGGACGTGTGGGTGCTGCGGGCGGATACATACGGGCAAATCTGGAGAGCGGAGCGGAATCCGCACATCATGGGCAGGCCGCTGATGGAGCCGATGATCTGGAACGCGACCACGGCGAAGCCGTTCGGGCGTTCACGATTGAAGGAGCCGATCCGGAGACTGATCCAGGGATATGTCAGAACGGTCGCAAACGCGACGATCGGCCTGGAGTTTGCGACCAGCCCGCAGAAGTATCTCCTGGGCGTCACGGACGACCAGTACGAGAAGATCATCGACGACAAGTTCCGCCAGTATGTCGGCAGCATCATCGCCGGCACCGTCAATCCGGAGACCGGAGAGAAGCCGACATTCGGACAGCTGCAGCAGGGAACCATCTCACCGCACACGGAGATGATGCGGATCCTGGCGACGCAGTTCTCCGCGGCAACAGGCCTCAGCGTAACGGACACCGGAATCGTAAACGACGCGAACCCAACCAGCTCAGACGCAATCCTCGCACAGAGCCAGACGCTGATTCTCATGGCGGAGCAGCTGAACGAAGGAAACCGGAACAGCCTCTGCAACATCGCCAGGATGGCGCAGGCCATCGCGAGGAATGTGGCACTGTCGGAGCTGACCGAGGAAGAGCTGGCAGTAGTTCCGCATTTCAAGAATCCGGCCATGCCGTCGGTGGCGGTCACAGCAGACGCAGCGGTTAAAATCGCGGCATCCAGACAGAGCTTCGCACAGACGGACGTGTATCTCGAGATGATCGGCTTCGATCAGGCCGACATCCGCAGAATCAAGGCCCAGGAGAGCCGGAACCGGGGACTGAACTTCCTGAATGAGATCATCGAGACGCCGGAGACGCCGAACGGAGAAGGAAACGGGAACGGCGGAACCGGGGAAAACGGCGCTGCGGAAACGCAGCGGCAGGCGACAGGCGCAGCGGGAGCGGGTGAGACCGCATGACCGTCAGTAACAAGGCCTGGCAGAAATACGTCAAAACCCTCGCCGCCATCGATCAGACCGCGGCGAGGAAGTTTGAGGTCTATGTCAGGGGACTGGACCTGGGGAAATACGCAAACCGAAAGAAGGCCATCGACTACGCCGTGAAGCTGGCTTCCGTCTACGGAGAGAGCGCGGCAGCGGCGGCCTGCGAGATGTACGACGCCATCGCCGCAGCGGCGGGCGTGTACTATCCGGCAGCGACTCCGGCCATGATAGACGAATACATCTACGGCGACGTGGCCAAGACCGTCAACGGCATGATCAAGCAGCAGGCATCGGCCGAGTCGATGGGGCAGGCAATCGGAAGACTTGTCAAGCGGACCGGAGCGGACACGACACTTCAGAACGCGATCCGCGACCGGGCGGAATTCGCCTGGATCCCGAGCGGCGACAGCTGCGCCTTCTGCATTATGCTGGCTTCCAACGGATGGCAGCCGGCAACGAAGGCGGCCATGAACGGCGGGCACGCGGAACACATCCACGCAAACTGCGACTGCGAATACGCGATCCGGTTCACGCCGGACACGGAATACGCCGGTTACAACCCGCGGGAATACCGCGACATGTACGATGAGGCAGACGAAGACGGGAACAGCTGGGAAGCAAGGGTAAACGTCATGCGGCGCCAGCAGTACGCCGAGAAGAAGGACGAAATCAACGCACAGAAGCGCGAGGCATATGCCGAACGGAAAGAGCGGCTCGGAGAAACGGAGCAGAACGGATGAATCATTACATGATCCACGCGTGCCCGCAGCGGATGTGGTACGTCGAGGAGTTCCTCGTGCCGTCGATGCATGAGCAGGACATCCGGCCGGACGACATCGAGATCCGGTGCGACACCGAGGGGAAGGGAAACCTGCTGTCGTGCATGGAGAGCTTCCGGGACTGCGGAGAGCGACCGGGAGGAACCTGGCACCTGCAGGACGACGTGATCATCAGCAGGAGCTTCGGAGCGGACACCTGGGCGGGTGATTCGCTCGTGCACTGCGGATTCGGCTGCCGGAACTTCGGACCGAGTATGCAGGAAAAGGGGACGGTGCCGATGCCGTTCATGTGGTATTCATTCCAGTGCATTTTTATTCCGAACAAAATCGCGGGAGAATGCGCGGAGTGGTTCTTCGATCAGGCGGTGCGGCGTTCGGCATATGAGACGAAGATTGCAGAGAAGCGGCACGACGACTGGTTCTTCCGCCAGTTCATGCAGGAGCGGCATCCGGACGACCTGGTGGTCAACGAGATGCCAAATCTGGTGGACCACATCGACTTCCTGATCGGGGGCACCGTGATCAATCCACTGAGGCGGATCCAGGTCAACCGGGCGGAATTCTTCCCGGACGGATACCTGGTCGAGGAGCTGGAGAAAAAGCTCGCCGCACGGGATCGTACAACTTAACGGATGATCAGGCCGGTGATGTGGGCACTGGCCTTTTTCATACCCGACGGCAGGGTCAGAGCCGGAATAATACGCGAAAGCGGAGGAAAAACCAATGGCAGAAGAAACTGTGAATCAGGAAGCAGCAGCGCCGGAGACCAACCCGGCAGAGGAAACGGCGACACAGCCGGCACGCACGTTCACCCAGGCGGAGGTCGACGCCATCATCGGCGACAGGCTGACGCGGGAGCGGGCAAAATATCAGGACTATGAAGACCTGAAGCAGAGAGCGGCCGCAGCTGAGACCACGTCTGCGGAACTGCAGACGCAGAAGGCGAAGGCAGCGGAGCTCCAGGCACAGCTCGACGCCCTGCAGAAGGACATCGAGGCAAGGAACGCTCGAGACAAGGTGTCCGCCGAGACCGGCGTTCCGGCAAACCTCCTCACAGGCCAGACCGAAGAGGAGAACAGAGCACTGGCGGACGCAATCCTCAAATGGCGCGGACCTCAGCAGAACTATCCGACGGTTCCGGACGGCGGAACGGTAAATCCGTTCAACGGAGGGGCAACGAGGGAACAGTTCGAGAGCTGGGCGAAGGCCAATCTTAACTTGTGAAAAGGAGATAAAAAACTATGGCTACCGGAGTAGAACTCAACAGATCCAACATCGAGCTGCCGGCTGACGTCAGCAGCGAAATTCTTCAGAAAACCCAGGAAGAGAGCGCCATCATGCGCCTCGCACGCCGCATGGTGCTGCCGGGCAACGGCCTTGCCGTTCCGGTGATCACCGGCGATCCGACCGCAGAGTGGGTGGATGAGACCGGCGTGAAGCCCGTCAGCAATCCCAGCGTCGCCAAAAAGAACCTGCAGCCCTATAAGCTGGCAGTCATCGAGGTGTTCTCGATGGAATTCGTCCGCGACCTGAAGGCCCTGTACGACTCCTGTGTTGCTCGTATGCCGGGTGCACTGGCCAGACGCTTCGACCAGACCGTCATCGGCGCGATCCAGAAGCCGGGCGACAACTTCGACAACTTCGCCAGCTGCACGGCGCAGAGCATCATCGCGACTTCCGACGCGAGCACCTACGACGGCCTCGTGGCTGCGGACACCGACATTGCGACTCACGGCTACATGCTCAACGGCTTCGGCCTGAGCGCCCAGGCCCGCGGCATCCTGCTCGGCGCGGTGGACGGAGACGGCAGACCTCTGTTCGTCAACAACGTAGCCCAGGGTGCAATCCCGATGATCCTCGGAGCTCCGACCTACTTCAACCGCGGCCTCTTCAAAGAGGGCACCGCAGGCACTTCCGGCACTCCCGCAGTCGTCGGCGTGGCCGGTGACTGGACGCAGGCCATGTTCGGAACCGTCGAGGGTGTCAAGATCGACATCAACGACAAGGGCGTCGTGACCGTCGGCTCCGGCACCAGCGCCACCCAGGTCAACCTGTGGCAGCAGAACATGGTGGCCGTCCGTGCGGAGATCGAGGTCGGCTTCCGTTGCGTCACCGACGCGTTCAACCTGCTGACCGGCGCAGTTCCGACGACCTGATCCGGCGATGGTCCGGTTCAAGAACCAGCTGACCGGCGGAGACATGTGGGTCGATGAGACCCGCGTGGAAGAGTACAAAGCGGCGGGCCATGTGCCCGCCGCTGAGGCACATCCGGAGCCGGAAGCGACAAAACCGGCCAGAAAGAGCCGGAAGAAATCAGCGGCAAAGGCAGCTGAGGAAAACAAGGCGGAAAACGCCGGGGAGTGATCAAGATGGCATATGCGACAGTGAACGACGTTCAGAACCGGACGCTGCGGGAATTTAGCAACAGCGAGCTTGAACTCTGCAGGAAGCTGCTGGATGACGCCGCCGTGATCATCGACATCTTCGCCGCCAGGGCGAACGAGGACGCGAAGAAGGTCGTCTCCTGCCGCATGGTGCTGCGGGTGCTCGGGGACGGCGAGGACACGGGCGTTCCGGTGGGAGCCAACCAGGGCACGCAGTCGGCCCTCGGATACAGCCAGACATGGAGCTTCCCGGCAACGGGAAGCAGCGGTGAGCTGTATATCTCCAAACTGGAGAAGCAGATGCTGCGGAGCGGGAACCGAATCGGAAGCCGGAGCCCGGTGGAGGATCTGGTCCCGGAAGGCTGCTTTGAGGAGATGGACTGATGCTGCGGGGAATCACGGTAACGCTCTGGGAGCGGACGCAGACCGGCGAGGCGGACGCATTCAACAAACCGGAATACACGGAGACCGCGGTACAGGTCGGAAACGTCCTGGTCACGCCGGCGGGCGAGACCGGGGAGGAACTGCTGGACGCGACCGACCTCACGAGCCGGGAGGCGGACTACACGCTCGCGATCCCGAAGGGAGACACGCACCGGTGGGAAACCGGATGCCGGGTGGACTTCTTCGGAGAGAGCTTCCGGATCATCGGGAAGCCGACGAAGGGCATCGAGGCGCTGATCCCGCTGTCCTGGAACATGAAAGTGCGGGTGCAGCGCATTGAGTAAGTATGAGATCAAGCTCAACTATGCCGGCGTCGGCGAGCTGCTGAAGTCACAGGAGATTTCAGACGCACTGAAGGAGACGGCGGAGCGGGTGGCGGCGAGGGCCGGCGGCGGATACGCCACGGACACCTATCAGGCCGGAACCCGTGTGATCGCATCCGTGTACACGGAGACGGAGGAGGCCATGAAGGACAACCTCGAAAACAACACCCTGCTGAAGGCGGTGAGCGGATGATGCTGGAAAAAATCCTGCTGCAGAGACTGGCGGAGGGCACCGGATGCCAGACCTACATGGAAGCGCCGGAGAACAAGCCGGAGCGCTACATCATCCTGGAGCGGACGGGCGGCGGAGAACGGGGCGCGGAGATGCGAACCGCCATGATGGCCGTGCAGAGCTACGGGCCGACGCTGCTGGACGCGGCGGAACTGAACGAAGAGGTGCTGGAGATCATGAGCGAGATCCAGTACAGGGAAAATTCAATCATAAGCTGTGAACTGAACTCAACGTACAACTTCACAGACACCAGAACCAAGAGATACCGGTATCAGGCCGTGTTCGACTTGGTCTATTTTGCATAAAGGGGGAAAACCAATATGGCAGGCGAAAACACCAATAACGAAGCCTATGTATCCACCGGCAAACCGAAAGTCGGCGGAGCGGTCTTTGTGGGAGCGACGAACCTGACGCTGCCGACAAACGCCACGGCGGCGCTGCCGACCGGATTCGTGGGGCTCGGCTACTGCTCCGAGGACGGCGTGACGCAGTCCCAGGAAGTCAATTCCGACGAGGTCAAGGCCTGGGGCGGTGACACGGTGCTGGTCACGGAGGACGACAAGAGCGAGACCTGGCAGATGACATTCATTGAGATGATGAACATCAACGTTCTGAAAGAGATGTACGGATCGGCGAACGTATCCGGAACGCTCGAGACGGGGATCACGATCTCATCCGGAACGGATGCCCATGAGGCGAGGGCCTGGGTGATCGACATGATCTTGAAGAACGGTGCCCTGAAGCGCATCGTCATCCCGAAGGGCGTGA